AGGCAAAAGGCATCTATTAGCTTTACGGCAGAGGATCTCAATGCCTCTCCAAGAGCTCACACCCACAAGAATTATCGTGCATCACTCTCTTACGAAAGACGATGAAATTGTCAGCTGGGGGGCCATACGTAACTATCATAAAAATGTCCTGGGCTGGTTGGATATCGGCTATCACGCGGGGGTCGAGCTCACGACTCGAGGCATCTACGAGGTCCTGTGGGGAAGGCCCTGGGACCTGGTGGGCGCTCATACTCGAGGCGAGAATCACAACGCTCTAGGGATTTGTTTTGTAGGCAATTACGATCGGGAATCGCCTCCGAGCGAGATGCTGAAGACCGGTGCCAAGCTCCTAAGGTATTGGTGCCGGCTCTTCAATATTCCAGTGGACCGGATCTATGGCCACAGAGACTTTACACGGCTTAAGAGCTGCCCGGGTGAGCATTTCGATCTCGAGATCCTCAGGGGGCTTGTCAGCCTACAGGCGAGAGTAGAACACATTGAATAAGGAGTAGCTAGCTATGAGTGAATCTGCAGGTATGCCAACGACGGCTTACGGTCTGATTTATCTGGTCGTAGGTCTTCTGCTATCCAATATAGGAATGTGGATCAGGGAGTGGCTCAAGCACCGCAGCTGGAAGCGTAACAACGGAAGCATCGAAACGATCAAGACCCTGGCCACGGAAACCAAAACCGAGGTAGGCAAGACACAGAATAAGGTGGACTGCCTCGATCGGAAAATGGGAAGCGCGAGGGAGGATATCCGAGAAGTGAAGATAGCCGTCAAGGCTCAAACGAGCCACTGTAAGACCACGGTCGCTCATATCAATACGGCGATAACCGAAAACAGCAAGCAGATCTTCGAGCTCGCCAAGGATAAAGGAGGCAAGGACTGATGATCATATTTGTTTGGGGGACGGGTTTTGGGTTTTTGTTAGGGGCGTTGACCATGGTCCTCCGCTATAAGTGGCTGGTCCGCCGGCAGCAGAAAGCGGAGAACCGGTATTGGGACCAGGTCGCAAAGGTCATGCGCCGGCAGTGGGAAGAGTTCCTCGTGAGCGTAGTGAGCGGAGGCCGCAGTGTCAGTTAAAGACGCCCGGAGAATGCTCCGGAGACTCACGCCGAGCAACGTGGCAGCCTTCCTCATCACCTTCGGGTGTGGAGCGCTGGCAGCCATTGTCCAGGTATATGGCCACTTCGAAGACCGCCCCGCTGTAGGACGAATAGCCGTTATCCTAGCTTGCCTCGGCTTAGCCGTCCTCCCTCGAATCGTAGGATATCACCGTGAGCGCCGGAAGATAGATAAGTGGTTGAATCAAGACCCGTGGACCAGGGATCCAAATCCAGACATCAGCTTGAGTGAGGAGCTATAAGGACAATCCCCATGAGCGACCTAGAAATGATGATCTTGATTCAGGGACCGCTCTATCTTCTGATGATCGCGCAGACCGCCGGTCTGTATTGGGACTACAGGGATAAGAAGGAAGAGGACTGATGCCACGCCTGTTGAAAAAATCCGGCCGCCGCCTCAAAGGCTCTAAATCCCCTATACACTATAGAAGAAGAAAAAGAGCTAGGGATCAGCGTCCCGGGTGTTGCTCGCAATCCCACTCCACGAGCGTACACCCGGGAATAAACCTTAAAACACAAGTGCCTCCCAAGCTCTCTCCTCTTCTTCCCCTCCTCCCTCCTCTCTCTCAAAAGGAATAACGGTCATGAGCAAGGATCAAACGGCTACGCCACAGACTAAGGACGAGAAGCTCAACAGGATCATCTCCCAGGAACTGAATGACGATGAAAAAGAAACAGCAGTCGAAACCTTCGACAAAATGCACACACAAAGAAATGAACTCAAAGACGTCCGTAAAGAATTCTTCAGAGAACTCGGTCGTAAATCTCAACTCTCACCTAAACGAGGACAAGTAAGAAAATATAACGAGCAATTCGTCACCATAGTCAAAGCCTTAGCTGCATTAGGATTACCTGAAGACAATATGGCTCACTTATTTGAAGTAAATCCACGTACATTCCAGAGATGGAAAAAGGCGCATCCGTCTTTCGCCATGAAAATAAAAGAGGGGAGGGCACTGAGGAACTCGATGCTCCTCCAAGGAATGATCAAGAGCGTTAAGGATGGGAGCTATGCTGTACAAATATTCCTGGCCAAGAACTGGCTGGGAATGACGGACAAGGTAGAGGAGACACACAAGGGAGGAATGACGATCACTTATAAGAGCAGGATCCCCAGGGAGAAAAACCTGCCTGATGTAGACCCTGAGAGTGTGAAAAAGCCTGGGCCGAGGAGATAAGATTGTGTCGCATAACTGGTATTATGTCAACTTTTTTATAAGTTAAGTTATTATGAATAAACAACTTAAGAAAATCGGTTGTAAAAATAGTGGATCCCCAGGGGTAAATTCATCTGTCTTCCAGGAAGAGAGGAGAGGGAGAAAAACTTCCCGCAGCTCTCCCTCAATCCTCCAGGGATTCTCAGGTATTTTGAATCAAGATGGAGGAGCACAAGGAATCTGCAGCAATAAATTTCTGCGATCGATCAAGACACTTCCTCGAAGAGAAATTATTTTTATTCAAGATAAACTTGAGAAATTATTTTTTGTAAAAAACTCTGAAGGGGGATACGGGTGAATTTCTGTTTTTTTTATTTTGTCATCTCCGTATCGCTCAGTAGGCATACCACAAAAAACAGATGTATGTCTACTAATTTAGTAGGGTTTATTTATACATAATGAAATATATTAGAGTAGAGAGGTGGAGGTCGTTGAATTTTGGAGTGGAGATAGGTTTGTTTTTCTTTAGTATCTATTTTTTATTATGGGGTATTAGGTTTGGTATAGATTTGGAGGAATGATGGAAGGGAGTGATCCACTGGTATTTAGTGAGCCTGAGCTCTTGGCTTATTTGGAGCAGTGTCCTGGTGGGACGGTGTGGGAAGTGGAGATGAGGATGTTTTTGCGGTTGATGGTTGCGATGTGTTTTCATCCCGGGTTGAGTGCTTATGAATTGCGGAGTTATTTGAAGTTGAAGGGGTATGATTATGACGAAGAGCGAAAAGCTGTTGGATAAAATAGCTGATCAGGTGATTGACTTGGGGGAGGAGAGGGCTGATCTCAAGGCAAGGCTGAGGAGGGTTGAGAGCGCGGCTGATCGTGTGGTATTGCGTGCGAAGCTGGTGGCGTTGAATGCTGAGATCGGGACGGCGACCGAAAAATTTTCGGCTGTCAGGGCTGGGAAACCGAAATTAGGTCGCCCCCCAAAAAAATTGGAGAGCGAGGCGAGGATTCCGGACGCGGTTGCGGACCTCGATCCGCCCGGGATGCGGGATGACGAGGAGCTGGAAAAACAGTCGCCGGCGACCACTTTGGAAACGGGGGAGGGAGAATGAGTGCGTGCAGAAATTGCGGGAGAAGAGTTCGGGCGGCGAACCGTAAACGAGTATATTCCGGCACCCGGCACCGGCCACGGAAATTTTGGGTGCACAGGATCTGCCCGCTAGATGATCTTGTAGCGGCAGTCGGTCGCGCCGTGAAGAGCCACTTTGAAGACAGGCTCAGGGCCCTGGAGGAAAAATATGGCTAGAGTCATAAACGTAGAAAAATGTAATATCTCTTGCCCCTATTTTTTTATCGCCGGGCGCTTTCCTAAGAAGGTTGTTCGCTGTCATCATCCGGTCTGATGTGGAGAAAGTCATCAACTATTTGAAAGAGGAGAAGAAACATGATCCGCATAAACCTTGACGGCGTGTCTTCGAATGCTTTCAGCCGGATAGAAGCCAAGATGATGATAGCCGGAAGGCTCGAGTCCCTCGGTTATTTCGATAATCCCTGGCAGATGAACGTGGGAGTGCCGCGCTGCCCCTATGTCCAGAAACAAATCGAGAGGCGAATGGGAGGCAAATGCTGATGGCCAGTGACAATCACAAAGAATATAACTGCGGCACGCGCTGCGGACTCTGCTGCATCGTCGTGAGCTCGGTGCGCCTGGCCAAGTGGGAACACGAGTTGGGCATTTACGATGTCGTCCTCGTGCCTAAATCCAGGACGGGGGACCGGCATAGGGATTGGAGCCGATATGTGCTGCGGCAGAAAGTGATCGAGCTTCCTCCCCACGGTAAGATCCTCGCTTGCGTGTATTTCGATCCCGAATCAAAAAGCTGTGAGATCTATGAACGGCGACCGGAGGTCTGCAGAACATTCAACTGCGAGAGGAGTCGGCACTGGCTGAAGATGGAAGAGGAGGAACTCATCAAAAATAAACAGGGCTGGGCCGAAGACCATATGGAGGAGCTGAGTGGAAGTCCCGCGGTCTGAAGTCGAGAGCATCGATCCCACGGGTAAACAGGCCCTGGCGTTCGAAGCCCCTGAGCGCTTTATCCTCTACGGGGGTGCTATGGGCGGCGGGAAAACAACCTGGCTCTGCGCGTATGCCGTGGATCTCAGCATGCGGTATTCGGATAACATTGGATTTCTCTGCCGGCACGAACTCCGGAGTTTCCGGCGATCGACGATGCTCACGCTGCAGGAGTGCTTGCCCCTAGAGCTCATCGCTCAGCATCACAAAACGGAAAACTTCATCCGCTTTAAAAATGGGTCACTGCTCTTCTACGGCGGCCTGGGTGATGACACGCGGGCTATTGACCGATTGAAGAGCATGGAGCTGGGATGGTTTGGGATCGACCAGGCTGAAGAGACGAGCGAGAAATTCTTCTTCATGCTGGCATCGAGGCTGCGACACCGGACGGCCAAGGGCCTCCGGTATAAAGGGCTGCTGACGGCAAATCCCGAGCCCAACTGGATCAAAACGAGGTTCATCGATCAGAAGCTGCCGAATCATACTTTCATTCCGGCGCGTCCATCTGATAACCCCCATCTGCCGGCGGACTACGAAGAGAATTTAAAGCAAATGAACCTGCCTCCGGAGCTCCTCCGGGCATGGCTCGAGGGGGACTGGAACGCCATCGCCAGCATCAAAAATATCTTTCCCCATGAGCAAGTCCTGGATGCCATGAGCCGGACGGTCCACACCAAGGAGAGCGATGAAGAGGAATACGGTGTGGATGTGGCCGAGTACGGGGGAGATGAAACAATAATCGCAAAGAAAAAAGGATGGAGCTTCTCCCTCCCAGGGATCTACAGCCATCAGGATCCCATGGAGAGCGTGGGAGACGTCATCCGCATCGTGAATTACGATAAAACAAAACCGATCAAGGTAGACGCTATCGGTCCCGGGAACGGCGTTTATTTCAGGCTAAAAGAGCTGGGCTTCAACGCCTACCCCATAAAAGGCAGCGAGCGGCCGAGCGACGAGTACCTCGAACGCTATAAAAACAAAAAGACAGAGCTCCATTTTCACCTGGCGAAGCTCCTGCCGTATATCGACCTGCCCGCAGACGACGTCCTGCGGTCACAGATGCAGAGCATCCGCTATCGTACACTGAGTAATGGGATTATAGCCGTGGAGTCGAAAGAGGAGCTGCGACGCCGCGGCTTACCATCACCCGATCGCATGGAAGCCTGTGTGTATGCCGCAGCTGAGGTCGAAGAGGAGACGGATGGCGAGGTCTACCACACGGGCATAGCGAGAGACGAGAAAGAAGCCCAGGAGAAAAAAGAACAGAGGGAGAGAAAGCGGCGACCATATTTATCCGCAGAGCAGGAGGACCGCGTAGAAATCGAAGAGGAGATCGCGAGGGTGACACGCGGCCAGAAACCCGGGAAGCGTCTGCCGCTGTTCATTGGGGAGAAAGGCGATGAAGAAGACGAAGGTAAAGTCTACTACGGCAACGAGTAAATCGAGATCTCGTCCCGCAAAGTCAGGGGACGGAGACAGGGGCGAGGTCTTTTTTCTAAGTACGAGCAAAGGGCTATTCCCGGCCACGATCCTGAAGGCGGCCGAAACCCCCTCGAGAGCGGCTTCGAAGCAGTTGAAGCAGCAAGCCAGATGGCTGTCGGACCAGGGCCTGGTACAGCATCCGTATGACGTGAGCGGGATGCTCTACCTCATGGACAATTCCAGCTACCTCGATGCGTGTGTCCGGCAGATCGCCCAGGACGTCGTTGGTCAGGGATGGAAGATCAAAGCCAAGGCGAACGTGGCGAAGCCCGAAGAGAAGAAAAAGAAAAGGCCAATGACTCCGGAAGAGGAGGACCGCCGGGAAATAGAGGAAGAGATCGCCAAGATAACCAGGGAATACCCTGGCCGAAAAAAGAAAAAACAAGAAGACTGGGAGGATGAGGATGAAGGAAAAGTCTTTATCTCAGACGTCTGAACAGGACGAAGGCAAAGTCTATTTTATAAAAACCGACAAGGGACTCTTTCCCCTCTCGGTTCTGAGGGGTGCCGAGAAGAAACCCAAGACCGAACAGATCAAGCCGAAGAAGTGGTTGACCGAGCATGGCATGGTCCCCCATCCCTTCAACGTGGATGGGCTTCTGACCTTGGAGGAGAACTCAAGTTATTTCGACGCCTGTGTCCGGCAGATCGCTCAGGATGTGGTTGGCCAAGGATGGGAGATCAAGGTCAAAGAGGGAGTGAAGGAACACAAGGAAGAGGATCGCCAAAGGGTCAAGGACTTTCTCCTGGATCCGAATGAAACGGATGAGGATATAACCGACATCATAAAGAAAGCGATGGTGGACTGGGGATCCGTTGGATGGTGGGGACTGGAGGTAGAACGAGATCCACCGATCGAGGGCAAAGTCATCGGGCTTTGGCAGATCCCGGCTCACACTCTTTATATCAATGAGGATATGATGCGCTATGCTCAACTCCGGAACGCAAAGAGGGTCTGGTTCACAAAGTATGGATCCGGACTCCGGATCTCATCGAAGACCGGCAAAGAGGTCAAAGGGAAAAAGAACCTCGCCCATGAATTGATCTACCAGTTCGAGTATTATCAGAAGTCAGATTACTATGGCCGGCCAAACATCCTGCCGGCTGTGGGCGCTGTGATGGGATTGATCGGTGTCCGGGATTATAACCTGGCTTTCTTCGACAACTATGGAGTGCCGGCTGCGCTTGTGGTCCTCACCGGTCGATGGTCGGCAGAGGCAGCCAGACAGATAACAAATTTCCTGGACGTGGAGATCAAAGGATCCTCCAATGCTCACAAGACCCTGGTCCTAAAACCGCCGGCCAACGGAAAGGTCGAATGGAAGCCCTTGAACGTGAAGACAGAAGAGGCCGGGTTTAAACTGTATCTGAAGATCCTCCGGGATGAGGTTCTCTCCGCTTATAAGATGCCTCCCTACCGGATCGGGATCGCAGAGACTGGATCTCTAGGTGGATCCATCGCCGGGGAGTCAACGAAGATCTACGCTCAGTCAATCATCCAACCGCTCAAGATGCTGACTGGCCGGATCATAACAAACAAGGTCGTCCGGGATGGGTTAGACATCAAGGACTTTTATTTTGAATGGAACAAGCTCGACACCAGGGATCACGATGCCCTGGTCAAGCGTCTCCAGATCCTGTTTATGATGGGCGCTGTGACTCCGAATCAGATCCGGAAAGAGATGGGATGGGAACCCCGGAAGGATCCGGAGGGGAATCAATACTACATAGCAGCCAACTTCCTGCCGGCTGGAGAGGAGTCAGTCGAGAAGAGGGAGGCCATAATGATGGCAGCCCTGGAGGAGCTTGGAGGGAAGATCCAGACTTTTATAGATTCCGATCAGGAAGGGAAAGAAAGGTTCAATCAAATAATAAACGAAGGCAAGGAGGACTAAATGCCAATCATCGTCGTCTTAAAAAACCCACCTATCACCCTGGCTGTGAAAGGAAAAATCGACCAAGCGTATCTTCAGAAATGCCGAGTGTTCGACGCAGTAGTCGAAGAGGCTATTGATGGGATGCCTATGATTATCCCGATCAAGCTCGACTCTAACATCGCCTACATCAAAGAGATCTCCGAGGAAGAGTATAAGGAACTCGAGGCTGAAAAGGAAAAGAGAAAGACTCAGCAGGGAGGCCAGATTGTCCGGCCAGATGTTACGATGGGACCGCCAGGGAGAGGATTCAGGAGGCAGAGAGGACAGCATTGAATGAGATCCTAGTCGATATCCACAAGTCAATCTACGTTGCGCTGGAGAAGCTCAACTACCGGCAACGAAGGCGCCGGCAGTTTCTACTCAATCAAAGGAAATACGAGCGAGCCTTGCGGAGCGCAGCCAATGAGTTCTTCGCCTTCCTAACAAAAGAGGTCCGGAAGGGACTTGGCCGGGCGAGAGGAAAGACTCCTTCCGCAATCGTTGAGAGCATGGCCAACTGGGGATACATCAAGGGAGAGGGACGGAAGATCTTTAACGGTCCCCTGTCCAGAATTGCAGCCTCCGGATCCGATGCTGTGGGGAGGTTTGAAAAGCAGGAAAGGACCGATCCGATCGGACAGGCTTCTACATCCTGGGCGAACTCCCATGCCGGAAGCCTAGTGGCCGGCCTGACCAATGAGACCATGCAAGCTCTAAGGACTGTGGTCCGGACCGGGATCGACCAAGGAAAGTCAATCCCTGAGATTGCCAGGGAACTCCGGCCAATCATCGGACTCAACAATCAACAGGCCGGCGCTGTGGGGAGCCTGGCCACGAAGCTCGAGGAGGAGGGATTGGCTCAAGCGGATATCGACAAGGCGCTTGACCGCTACATGAATAAAGCGCACCTGTCCAGGGCTTTGACCATAGCCAGGACAGAGACTGCGAGCGCTCTCAATGAGGGCGCTATTATTGGATACAAGGATGCTGGTATAAAGAGGCTCATGAGAGTAGAGGATCCTGATTGCTGTGAGCGTTTCTGCCAGGATCATCAAGGACAAATCTATACAATCGGCGAGGCATCCGGGGTCCTTCCGGCTCATCCAAACTGTGAGGGGACCTGGGTGTCTGCTGAATGAGGAGGTGAAACATGGCTTGGAAATTTAACCCTTTCACCGGGCAACTCGATTACTATGAATCCGGAGAGGTCGTGGTCACTCCGGAGTCCATCCAGTTCCGGGATGACTTCGATGACGCATCTGTTTACTGGGCTTGGAGACAAAATCCTGGATCCGCCGGGACAATCACCGAGGCTGGAGATGTTTTGACTCTAAGCATAACTAGCGCCCTTGGGAGAGACTGGAGACAGAGTGAGTGGGACGAGTCACCACGAATCTTCGTGGGTCTTTGTGGATACCCTGCGATTGTCGAAACCAAGATCAATTCCTTTACAGTAAACGATGGAATCAGCGCTTACATCTTTGCCTCGTATAATCCGGGATACGACTATAAAGACGGAACCTGGATCCTGGCCAGGGAAAGATCTAGCGTCGGGGGATGGAACGGACTGGCTGCATGGGCAAACAATGTCTATGAGGCAACCAACGCTGTGACCACTATGCCGATCTGGTTGAGATTGAAAATCGGAAGCTCCTCCACTTATTACAGCGACAGAGTTATCATGGAATATAGCACAGACGGAGAAACCTGGGTCAATCTGGCAACGGTGGAATCAAACCTTGCTGGAGCTGCCGGCATTGATCTCCATGTGGGTTTAGGTTTGTGCAACAAGGTCCAGTTGGAGGGAGGCGCTGCCGGAGACGCTCCATTTGAATATTTCCGGATGTATCGGGACTTCGGTCCATACTATTCACCGTAAAGAAGGGAGGTAACTATGGCCAAGAAAGGCTTAAAATCACTCTCGATTAGCACAGATCAACTGGCGCAAAGGATCGAGTATGACGTGAATAACAACCCGATCTATATAGGCGAGACTTTCTCTTGCAATCAAAGGCAGCAGAGTCAGCCTGTATGGAGGATCAAGAGGATCTACTGGGACGCCAATCAGAATGCCTTTGCGACGCTCTGGGCTAACGGAGACATGAACTTTAAATTTCGTTGGGACCAACGAGCGACCTATACTTATGGATGAAAGTCCGACCGAAGCCTAGCATCATCTCAGATGAGAAATGTCCTCGCTGTGGATCCGGGATGTTTAGGAAACCGGCTTGCTGTGGGATGAGGAGACAAGGATGGAAGACCGTCCTTAAATGTGTGAGAGCCAGATGCGCCTATAAACGTGGAGAGATAAAAGCATAGTGAGGATAGCTTAGGAGGAAAGGCATGAAGATAGAAGACATGAATCCTGAGAGCTTAGGGAAGGCTCCGGATAAAGAGCTTTATAGTCTGCGCCTTCGATTTGTCCAGTTGTTTAACAAGTTCTTCTTTGGGAATAACAGGGAGAAAGCCAACAGCCTGGAGAGGAAAGACATGCTCTCCAAGTATAGGATCCTGATAAAAGAGATGAATACCAGGGACCTCCGGACCATGAAGGAGACGAACATCGACCGGGCTGTGTTCAAAAATGCGATGCTCGGAGTGGATGTCCCAAGCATGGGCGAGTTTGTGGTCGTAGAAAATTACATCTCCATCGGAGGATCCTTTGTCAAAGATCCAAAGGGAGCCGAAGATGTCGATGTCATAATCAGGGATCAATCAGCAAGTCGAGATGAAGGACTCGAGCTAAAGATTGGCCGGACCATCAGGACCAAGACCAAAAAGGATCCACATTTTGTCTATTCCCCGAAGGGTCCACATAGCTCTTACATTCCGCTTTTTGATCTAGTTCTAAGGAACCGCTCGGAGACAAAAAAGGTGGAGGTCAAAGAGGCTCTGGCCAAGATTGAAAAACAAAGTCAGGAGTATTTCGCTCAGTTGGATAACTGGGATGAGATCCTGCTCAGGGATAACTATGAAGTGATTAAAGCCCTGGATCAAGGATCCGTTCTGGATCTAGGCTGTGGGACCGGAAGGCTCCTCAAACTCCTGGAGCAAAGCGGAAGGCAAGTCGAAGGAGTGGACAAGAATGATATCGCCCTGGGCTTCTGCAAGAAGAAAGGGCTAACCGTTCACAAGTTAGATCTGGAGGATGGGACTCTTCCTTTTGAGGATGCTTCTTTCGATAATGTGATCTCAGTTCATGCCCTGGAACACCTCACAAACATCGAGCCGATGGTCAAAGAAGCCAAGCGAGTGGGAAGGAAGAAAGTCATCCTCTTGATTCCGCTCGGCCAAAGATGGGATAAGACCCACAAGCAGAAGTTCGACACGATCGACGATCTGGAGAAAACTCTGGGATCCGGTTGGAAAATGAAGGAAATCAAGGACACCGATTCTGCATTGGCCTCCTGCCGGGTCCTGGAGAAAAAGACACTCAAGCCCCTCCAGAGATTCGTTCCCTTAAAGATGGGCAGAGGCTATGCGATGGGAGAGCAATTCGATATCGAGGAGATGTGGGACAAGTGGGCGAAAGCCTATGTGGATCGGGGGATCCCATTGGCAGTTCAGAAAAAGTTCTCCGGATGGAGGGTTGTCCTGCAGCTTGGAGGCGAGGATAAGACCCTGATCTATTTTGAGGACTCAAAAAAAGATCGATCCAAACAGTTCCCGGATCTGACTGCGGAACTCAAGACGATAAAAAAGCCGGTGATCCTGGATGCAGAACTCGAGGCTCTAACTCCTGGAGGGGATCCGATCCCTCGGAAGGATCTAGCATACTGGGGAGACAACCCGACTGTGCCAAGAGAATTTGAGACTCCCGGCGGAGTTAAAGGCCGGTATATCTGCAACGTCTTTGACATCCTCTACTGTGAGGGCGAGGATCTCCATGATCGGGAATACAGGGACAGGAGAGAACAGTTGAAAAAGCTGTTCGGAGCCTTTGATTTCAAGCTCCTGAAAATGGTCCCGGAGATCGTGGTCAAATCAAAGGATGAGTTTGTCAAGGCGATAAAGAAAGTTTCAGATCTTCCAGGATCCGAAGGAGCGGTTGTTAAAACTGTGACCGGGAACTATCCTCTCACCGGCCAGTCTCCCACATGGGCGAAGATCAAAACCATAGTGGAGTTTAAAGTCCAGGTCCTTGAACAGATCCCGGTGAAAGATAAAGACACCTATGTTTACCGGATCGGATATCTAAGCGATGGCGAGATCAAGGAGATGGGAAAGACCTATAACACGAAGATGAAGGCATCGAAGGGAGACATCCTCACGATCTCGGCGCAGGAAATTATCCCGAAGGTGGGCAAGGATGGAAAGCTGGAGATCTCTGCCATAGCTCCAGGAGTCCGGGATAAGGATATCTCCAGGAAGAAACCGGAGACTGCCAAGGAGATCGCAAGCCGGGCAAATAGAGCCGGGATCCTCCAGGTTACTCCCGACCAGGAAAAGGATCTCCGCTCTCAAGGATTGATAAAACAGGATGAGGGAGTTGGAGGAGAGTTCGGAAACATAGATTTCACCGAAGGGATGAAAGGAACCGGAGTCCTCCAGGCTCATATCATGGGAATAGAAGAGGAGAATATCGAGCGATTGAGACAAGGATGGGATCGGATCAAAGTCGCTAGAGGAGATCCTCGAAAACTCGGATCCGTTCTAAAGAGCATCCTGGGAGAGCAGGGCGTTCATCTCGATATAAGGCTCCGGCCTTCCGGTAAGGACTACTGGGAGGGCGGAGAGTTCATGGTCGGAAACATCTCCGGCCTTCCTAAAATGGCAGAGGCAAAGACCGGTCGGAAGTTGCGCTTTGCTTGGAAACAGAGCCGGGTTGGAGAGAAGAAAACAAAGATCGTCAGAGGACCCCTGAGTTGGATGGATGTCGGATGGAACAAGATCGAGATCATGGCACCCGGAGAGGTGGGAGCGACAGCCAATCTCCATGCAGCGATAGTGACTTTGGATAAGTTCAAGTGGGAGATCTATCAGGCCGATGAACATGCAAAGAAGTTTCGCTTCTCAGACCGGATCATTGATGGGAATTGGCTCTTTGCTTTCGTCCCGGTGGGTGAAGGAAAGAGAGTCTGGATGGCCTCGCTCCTGGATCCGGATGACCACACAAAACCCAAGCCGGTGGAGAAGCTGAGTCCTGCTCAAAGGAAAGAGTGTGATGCGGAGACAGAGAAGATCCGGGAGAGCGCAAAGACCGCAGTCTTTCCTCACAAATTCAAGCCGGCGAAATACACCCACAAGAATGGTCATCCTCGATGCCTGATCTGTGGAGATGAGGAGAGGATAGGTGGGATCTGTCGGAAAGGAGCCTTCTTCAAATTCCTAAAGGTGGACAAGAAGCAACAGATAGTCGGAGGGATTGTCTATGCTCCAGGAGAGGAGGATTCCCAGGGAGACTACACAGATAAAAAAGAGATTGAAAAAGCGATGTATCGGTTCATGGAGAAATACTCGAAGGACTCCAAGCGGATCAAGGTCATGCACAAGGGAGAGACTAAACACTTCCCGATCCTGGAGTGCTTCCAACCGGACGCAGACATCAAAAAGGGAGGCCAGGAGATCAAGGCTGGATCCTGGTGGTTGATGATAAAGGTCCCGGATAAAGAGATCTGGAAACTTGTTGAGAATGGATCCCTGACCGGATTTTCGATGGGGGGGCAAGCCTGGGCGTGATTATCCTTTAAAACCCTTTAAATAAGGGGCAAATAAGGCGATTTAAAGGCCATATACCGCACTTTAGCCCAGGGCGCATATATCCCTATTAAAAAAGGGGGAGACAACCAAATAGGGCTTTAAATCTACCTCCCCAGAAAAACAAAGCTCTGAGAGCCTCGTAGAGCGAAGAACTCAAACTACCTAATGATATTATATGGCAGATTTACAGGGGAGAGAAAAAAAGTTCTTGACAAACTACTTTCAATGTTTATAGTTTATTAACGAACTTCGGATATGAAGTTTGAAGGCGAAGGTAGATGCTTCGCCATGCTACGCTCTCGGCGTTCAAGACTTCATAATGCCTGATAGGTCTTGGATGCCTCATCAAAAGGGGATTCAAGAAATCTAAAGTCTAGGAGTTTGTGGATGGCTCGCAAACTAAAAGACATCGACGTGGCAGAGATCTCATTAGTGGATGCTGCTGCCAATCGAGAAAAATTCTTTATCGTTAAAAGGAGACAAGCTATGGAATTTTTTGAACTTCTGAAGAAATTCCTGGGCGACGAAGACGTCTCTGATGAGGACATTGCAAAAGCCAAAGAGTTGTCAGAGAAAGCTATCAAGGCGATTCAGGGGGCTTTGAATATCCTCACTAAATACAAGGAAGACATGCCTTCAGATGTCCTCAATGCCATCAAGACCCTGACCAAATATGCCAGTTATGGCTATCCGGCAAAGAAAGCTGAATTGACACAGGAAGAGTTTATCGAAGAGATCTTGCAGAAAGCCGGCGCTCGTTTGAGCAAGGCGACCGTCGAGCAGTTGAAAAAGATCCAGTCCATCGTTGAGGGTTTGATCGGAGAGAAAGAGAAAACCCGGAAAGACAAGTTCGGTGACGTCTCTGATGAAGTCAGAGAGCGTCTGGAGAAGCTCGAGAAGCTAGAGAAAGAGGAAGCCGATCGGAAGAAGAAAGAGAAAGAAAAAGCTGACGCCGACAAGCAGAAAGAGATCGACGATCTCAAGAAGCGCCTGGAGAAATTAGAGAAGAAGAAACCGGTCCGGAAGAGTGTCAAGGGTCAAGAAGGGGACGACGATGAGGATGATGATACGGTCAAATGGCCTTCACTTTTACCCAAAGATGAAGAGGGAGGAAAAGAATGAAATCGACAAAAGACCTGCTCTCTAAATTCAAGCTGGACAAATCCTACAATCTGATCTCCATGCCGACCATTGCCCTGACCGCAGAGGAGGCCGACAGGTTCATCGACTACATCGTAGATGAGAGCGTGATGAAAAATTATGCTCGAATCGAGAAGATGTCTAGGCCACAAAAGAACATCCGAGCCATCGGGTTCGGAGATGCCAATTTCCTCTATCCTGCTGATGAGTTCAATGAGTCCAAGTATAAAAAACAATGGACTCACAACAAGATCCAGTTGAACACCAAAAAGGTGAGGGGAGCTATTGCTGTATTCGATGATGATCTGGAGGATATCCGGCACATCGAATCGCAAGATGCTTTCATGGATCAACTGATGAGGATCGTTTCCCGGAAGATAGCCAATGAGCTAGAGGAAGCCTATTACATGGGTGACACTCATGGTCTCAATGGCTTTGCGGTGGATAACATCAACGTCCTTTGGGACGGTTGGCGTTATATCATCAATCATAGTGGTGCAGGACAGCTATACTTAAACAATGTTACAGGCAGCGCCCATCTCAAAGAAGCCTGTCTTTGTGAGAGTGGAGCTTCCTGCCCAAGCGGTCAATCAGATCCCGACGCTCATTTTCAGTTCCCTGGAATGATCGCCGAGCAAGATCCTAACCCTCCATACAACTGGGAGTTCAAATACCACCAGATGCTCAAGAACATGCCCTCGAAGTATAAAGCGAACAACGGCCTGGCAAACATGGTCTTCCTGAACTCAGATCTCGTCTCTCAGGACTATATCGAAGCCTTGAGTCAGAGGGGAACCGCCCTTGGTGATGCGATCTTCACCGGAAAGGCGCCAATGGCCTACGGTAAGGTCCCCATCATTGACGTTCCTCTTATGCCAACGAATCTTGGCCAAGATACGGACGGAACCTATGGTCTCATAGGCGGAGGGGAATATACCGACGTCTTACTCACACCAAAGAACAACCTGGTTATCGGAATCCAAAGAGAGATCAAAATCGAAAGCCAAAGAGTCCCTGCCGATGAAGCGACTTATGTCTTTTACAGCATGAGATCCGATGTCTCCATCGAGAACGTGGATGCTATCGTCTTTCTGAGATGCCTTGAGCATCGTTGCTAAAATGTTAGCGAGAATCACTAACTACGGATACCGGAAAATTTTCCCGACCTGTCTGGGCAATATGTTCATTCCGAGGCAGAAGCCTTTTGAACTCGATAATCCCAAAGCGATCAAGGAGCTTAGTCATTTCAAGGATGTGGTCGTAGAGATCCTGGAGGACGATGAGAGAATTGACTATGCTCGCTATCCAATTCATCAGCTTCGGAAGATCGCCAGTCAGCTAGGGATCAAGGGATCTTTCTATATGAAAAAGATAGATCTCATCAAAAAACTGGAGGAGCAAAATGCCACAGTATGAATTTCCGCATGCCTACGCCGGCGACGAACAGAAAGAGAAGTTTATCAGGGACATCGAATTTCTCAACTACCATATAAACCATGACAAATGGGCATGGTATAGAATCTTTCACATCGCTTTTGCCCATCGACTTGAACTTGATTTTTGTTGCTTCGATTCCGACTGCTGGACCATCACCACGACTGAAGAGGGAAGCGGATCCGCAACCGAGGGCTGCATCGACGCTGTAAATGGCGTCCTCCAGATCGTTAATGCCGGTGGGCTTAACGATATGGACGAGCTAGTCTATGGTTGTGAGTGCTTCCAGTTGGTTGACAATTTCCCACTCTATGCTGAGATCAGATTCAAGGTAGATGACCCTGATGCAGCCTCTTTCTGGTTTGGACTAATCACCGGAAATCAATGGTTCACACCGCCCAACGACTATGTAGTTTTTTACATTCCTGCTGCCGATGACAGTATCTATTTCGGGAACGCTGTAAATGGTGGAGCTACGGATACAGATACTGGACGAGATCTCCCTGATGACGAATGGTATCGGCTCGGATTCTTATGGGATGGAGAAGAGAGACTCCGCTATTTCGTGTTCGATGAAAGATCTGGATACGAAATGCAGGGAGGCTACTGCATCGCCACAGGAATCGTGACGACCCATATCTGTCAGGACGAGGTTATGAATCTCGGATTCGGACTCAGGAACGATGAAGCTGACGCACATTCAATGGACATTGATTATGTCTATTGTGTCCAGAAGAGAGTCATCGAGTAGGCTGAAACTTTTTTAGTTTGAAATGTAGAGGGACAGATTCCCTCTAATGACCAGTAAGAGAGGACTGTCCCTCTGCATCCAGAGGGAATAATGGGCAATTATATTGACCCTTCGGATATAGATAATTGGCCTTCTGGTTGTGACCTGGCTTGCCAGGAAGCCCTCATCGCCAAATACGAGTTGATGCTCGAGGAACTAACCGGCACACATTTTTACGCAAAGAACTTTGACGTTGAAATAAATGGGAACGGAAAGAACAGGATCTTTCTTGGCCTAGCAGCCGACATCATTTCTATCACCGCAGTCTATATCTGTCTGCTTGAACTTCCGACTTCTTGGTATGGCTTTGACGCCGATTCTGTCTATTTGGATCTATGCACATCGGGAGCTACGACCGGGGTCGCTTGGGGGGAGTTATTTTATAGGCTAGGCGAAGCCGAAGAGAAAGGACTTTTCCCAAGAGGATATAATAACTGTCGATTCGTCGGAACCTACGGACAGCCCTATCTTTTGCCCTTGGCAAAACAGGCTGTCACCATGTTAGTTGAATCCCACAATGATGGATCCATCTATCCCAAGCTGATGATATCCGAGAAGATCGGAGATTACAGCTATAAGTTCGGAGGGACAGTCTATGGGAACATCTACACAGGGATCCGGGAAGTCGATGAGGTTATTGATATCCTGGCCAGAAAAAAACCGGTGATCCTAACTCCATGAGAAGAAGGATCCTAAATATGCCGATGTTATATAGATCCAAAGAGTATGGCAATCCATTCATTATGGAGGTCCTTCCTGACAACTCCTGGAAGGACAAGCCTTGTTTCATAATAGGCGGAGGTCCCAGTTTAAAGGATTTTGACTGGACCAAGTTAAAAGGCAAAAGGACGATCGGGATCAATCTGGCTTATTTGAAGCATGATCCCACAATTATTTTTTCGATGGATACACGATTTTTAAACTGGCTTGAACAAAAATACTATGGTCCGGAAGCCCTGGATCTATTCTGGAGATCTCCGGCATATAGGGTCTGGCTTGCCACTTATGTCATCTCCCTTCCTGGAGATATCCATCTTGTCAAAGTTTATAAAAATTATAACGCCGGCCTTCGGGGTTTTACTTGGTCAATGAAGGATGGGATCGGTCATGGCAATAACTCCGGATATGCTGCACTCAACCTGGCTGTCTGCCTGGGCGCAAACCCGATCTATCTTTTAGGATTTGATTGCTCGCATGAGAACGGAAAGAGTCATTGGCATAAAGGCCATCCTGTTAAACAGTCCGAGGTGACTGTCCAGAAGTTCATCTTCTACTTTGAAAAAGCATCCCAGTTATTAAAAAGCAAAGGGATAAGAGTCATAAATTTAAACCCGGAATCCGGGCTTAACTGTTTCCCTAAAATGGATCCAGGAGAGATTTTATGAGTATGCAAGGAAAGGTCTGGGGAGAGACGACTCAGTTTTTTCAAACTGATACTGTGGAAGCTCACTTTCTCAAAATTAAAAAGGGAGGCTTCTGCTCGGAACACAAACATGACCACAAGTCGAATCTATTTTTTGTGATATCGGGAAAGCTGATGATAACTATCTGGAGGGATGGATCCGAGGATCTCACCGTTCTTGGACCTGGCCAGGCTTCGGCTGTTGCCCCTGGATTCTATCATAAGTTTGAAGCCCTGGAGGACTGCAAGTGCATTGAGATTTATAGAGTTTTCCTCCAGCCTCCAGACATAGATCGCCGGACAGTCGGAGGGATGAAAAAATGAAGGTTGCGATCTACTCCAGGACACCGCTTGCTGCTGCACCCTGGGAGATCTATAAAGCCCTCAAAAAATACACCTCTATCAATGTGGCTCTGATAAATGAGAACCGGCGATATCCGGATGGCCGGTCCTTTCCCTGTCATCTTTTAATCAGATCTAATGATGGGACCGCTAGAGCCTGGCTAGATCAGAGCGATGTCTGGCATGTTCATAACTACTGGACGAGAACCCTCCAGGATATCAGACACGATCAAAGGATCCTGGCTCAATTTCATTCGGTCCCGAAGATGGGGAACTGGAAGGAATTGATGAGCGTTGCCGATGAAAGCTATACGATCCAACAGCCCCTCCAGATGAAGGAATACAATCTCTCAACCCTTCCTAATATCATAGATCCGGATGAGTATCGACCGATTAAAAGGGAGAAGAAAATCAAGATCGCTTTCGCTCCTACCACAAGGCTCCGCTATGGCCATGTGGCGAGCAAGGCATACTATGAGGTCCGGACGATCTTACAGGATATCGCCCTGAAGAAAGGTGTTGATATTATCTGGATCGAGGGGAAGCCATACAAGGAAAATCTCAGGATGAAAAGCGAGGCTCATATCCTGATTGATGACGTGGCTACCGGGAACTGGCATAGAACCTCATTGGAAGGTGGATGCTTTGGCTGCGCTGTGATCAACAAGGTAAAGAAACATCCCTTTGTCTATGCCGGAATCAAAGATCTAAAAGAAAAGCTGATCTGGCTGATAGATAATCCAGGGACTTTGAGAGATATCCAGCATTGGACTAGACTTTGGGTCCTCCAGGATTGGCATGCGATAGACAGGATCCAGGAATACGCCAAGGCTTATGAGGGACTCTATGCACGTTGATATAATTATCCCGACCTATGACAGACCACAACTGTTGAGACAATGCGTCTCCTCGATCCTGAAGGGATCCTATAAAGACATCTCAATCATAGTGGTGGTTGATGGGAATCTAAGGCTCGCTGTCAAACTAGCCGGCCTTCCCACCTTGATGGTCCTGAATAAAAATAGAATAGACTGGGTTGCCAGTCAAAACAAAGTCCTAAAGATGACCCATGAAGGAGCGGTGATCTATGCTTCTGATGATCTTCAGTTCTCAAAGGACTGTATCCTCCATGCTGTTAATAAGCTAAAAAAGAAAGCGCCGGATACAGATGCCATGATTGCCATCGAGCAGGATGTAAAAGGATGCTCAACAGCCTTTGGTTTGCTTGGCCGGAAGTTTATTGAGAGATTCCCTGATAGTCAAGTTTTCTGTCCGGACTACATTCATTATGGAAGTGACTCCGAGCTAGGAAGATTCGCCCGGCACATAGGCCGGCTTTTTATGTGTCCGGAAGCAAAGGTCCTACATAACCGGCCAAAGGATTCAACCTATAAATTGGCCAAGCCGATGGAACCCCAGGACTTCAATTTCATCCGCCAGAGGAGAGAAAAAAATCTGCTATGGGGTAGGGATTTTGAGAGGCTGAGAAAATGAAAGGGATCGAATTTCCGGCGAACACCGGCCAGAGATACTATGAAAGCCATTATAAATTTTTCCTGACAATGGCCAGGGCTGCCGGGATGAAGGTCACAGTAAAACGACTCCCGGAAGATGGCCGGGGATTTTGGTTTAGATATAAGGGAATCAAGATCCTTGTGGACTTTGGGGACCACAGAACGATAGGTCAAAACATCAAAAATTATCCGATCATTTTTAGATATCACTTCTCACCCAGGATCCACAATAAAATTGAAAACTGCTATCCTCTAACTCCTATCAGTTTTTATGACTGGGATAAATTCAATCTGCTAAAAAGATATATCGCATATCGGGCAAACAATCATCGGATCCTAAATAATCAAAAGCCTGGCGCTGCTGCTGAGAAGAGGAGGAGATTTGTCCAGGCCAGGCTCATCAAAGAATATGGAGGATGGCTCGATACCTCCATCACAAGCAAGGAGATCTTCTGGAAGAAAATAAATGAGTGTCTTGTTTCGGTTTGTGTTCCTGGAGCCAGGAATGACATCCTGGACCGGGGACAATTTCAATACATGGCATTCGGGGCCTGCACTATCTCCCCACCCTTGGATGTGACGCTGCCCTTTTGGAGAAGACCGGTGCCTAACATTCATTATCTCGCATGCCGGCCAGATTATCTGGATCTGAAAGATCGGATTGAATGGTGTCGAGAGAATAGGGAGCGGTGTGTCATCATAGGGCAGAACGCAAAGATCTTGTTTCATGAGACCTCTACCCCGGAGAAAGTGTGGGCCTGGATTAATAATTGTATCGAAGGAGGATACAATGGAAAAGCTACTCAAAGAGTTAATTAAATCCACAGTTGGGAGAAGAAAAAAAATCTTCAATTCGTCACTCAGAGATCTCAAGCTCGGAAACATAAAGCTAGGCGCAGAGGATGGAGCCTTTACCGCAGCAGTCATCCAGGGAACGGTCAGGAGAGCTAAGGATCCAAAGCAAGCCATAGCTGAGTATGCCAGGATCCTAAGACCAAAGTCTCCGGCATTGATTATTCTCTGGACTGGACCCTCATTTAAAGAGGCTTCAGCTTCATCCCTCATCGCTTTGGGATTTGATGTTAAATCGACCGACTCTCTGAAGACTGAGGGCGAAAGAACTTTGATCGCATTTACCTGTCGGAAGAAATGAAGCGCTCGAACTGGATAGGTCCCACAGATCAATTTGATTACATGGGAGCTATGCAGTTCTGCAATCTTTTCATGTTAGGAATGAGAAGCCATAACACACTCCTGGATTTTGGATGTGGGAGCCTCCGGCTCGGAAGGTTTGCGATTCAATTCCTGGATCCAGGGAACTATTGCGGAATAGAACCGAATGCTGAGATTGTGAATGAGGGAGTGAAGCTCAACCACCTGAAGGATCTTATCAAGGCAAAGGATGTCCGGATAAGGATCTCCGATGATTGTGACATGGCCTGGTTCCAGAAGAAGTTCGATTACATCATGGCCCAGTCTGTCTTTACTCACATGCCTAAAAGCCAGATTAAATTGACCCTGGCTTCAGCCAAAGGAGTGATGAAAAGATCCTCTCTATTCGTCGCCAACTATAAGCATGGGATTAAAAACTATGAGGGAGATGTATGGACCCAAAAGAACATCACCTATCGACCGGAGGCCATGATGAAGATGATCTCTGAGTCAGGGCTTACAGCCTCGCCCATTCATCTGATTCACACTCACCTCCAGACTTGGCTACTTATAAGACGATGAAAGTTATTGTCACAGGGATGCACAGATCCGGGACCTCGATGATGGCCGGGCTTCTGATGAAGTGCGGATTGTATCTTGGGAATAACCTGATCGGGATCCTGCATGATAACCCGAAAGGTCATTTTGAGGATCGTAACTTTATGAGGATCAATGCGGAGATCTTCGAGGCCAATGCTGGCCGGTGGGGGATGCCTCCAAAGAAAATCGAGATTGTCCCTCCAAAGCTCATAAATCAGATGAGGGCTTTTGTGGGGATGTGGCCAAAGGATCGACCGGTGGGGTGGAAGGATCCCAGGGCTTGTCTAACGGTTCAGATCTGGAGGGGATTAATCGAGCCAGAGAGCCTGAAGGTGGTCCACATAAAAAGGCCGGCGATGGAGATCGCCCACAGCTTGAAGAAAAGGAACAAATTCCGGATCCAAAAAAGTTTAGATCTAACAAAATTTTATCTCGACAGGTTCTATAAAAACGTGGATGGGATCCCATACATTGAAACCTCATATCACGATTATTTTAATGATTGGAGGTCAACGCTTGGATCCGTCTGTGAGTTTATTGGCTTGCGGATCCCGAAGGATATCAAACCGATCACCGATTTCATTGAGCCTAAACTATGGCATCACAGGGAGAAAGATGAAGGCTAGAGAGACTCAACTTCTCCGGTCAATCCCGGATATTCTTGATTGCAAGACTATCCTCTATATCGGGATCAGCCAGGAAAGGGAGGAGATCCTCCGGCTATTCAAAAATAAGAATTTCAAGATCACAATCATAGAAGCATGGAAGCCTAACGTGGAAGCCCTGAAGCCTAAGTATCCGGATATCATCTGGGGAGACATAACGGATCCGGAGATCATGGCTTCCCTGCCTCAATGCGATATCGTGATGTGGTGGCATGGTCCGGAGCATGTGAAGAAAAAGGATCTCCCGGATCTACTGGGAGCATTGAGGAAAAAAGCCTTGAAATTTGCAGTCGTCGCCTGTCCCTGGGGGATCTATAAACAGGGAGCGGTCAAGGGCAATCCCTATGAGAAACATCAGTCCTATCTTTATCCGGATTTCTTCCGGGATCAGGGATGGATGACAAGTGTGATCGGCCAGAAAAATGTGAGAGGATCCAATCTCATAGCATGGACAAAAGTATGAAAAAATTAATCTATGCGCCGGCGATCTTTAACACTAATGGATCTCTCTCTGATCGGATTAATAACCTCTTCCTGGAATTTGAAAAGACTCTAGGATTCAAGACGATATACTCGGATCTGATGACCGAGGAGGCGAGGGAGGCATCGCTGATTTTAGTCTATGCCGGCTATCATGGACATAGGCTTTTAAGAGGATCCTTGAGGATCCCAAAAAGGACCAAAATAATCTATCTCCTCACCGGACCCCACAGCTTCAATTTGAATCTTATTAACCAGGTCATTGAGAGGGGGGATCTCAACCTCATTACCTATGAGGATTTCTTTTTAAAGCGATTCCCTCATTTAAAAAATAAAGTGGAATTTTTTCCTTTATACTTTGCTCCCTATGAACGGTATGCTAAACTCAAGTGGAAGAGGAATCCTATTATGATGTGTTTGCTGACCGGACACACAAATCCGAGGCTGTATCCCCTTCGATATTGGCTCCGCTCAGAGCTATCCAAAAGTAGGATCCTTCAGAAATATATCGTGTTCGCTCGACATCCGAGATGGGGAGGGATGACCGCAAAAACATCTTCTTTTGAAGTCGGTCCTTTTCTGAATGAAGACTATGCCAAGATCTTGAACGAGTATTATTGTTCGATAGCAACGGACTCGATCTATCGCTATGGCTTGGCCAAGTATTATGAGATCCCGGCTGCCGGCTGCCTCCTCCTGGCCACTCAAAGTCCGGATATTGACAAGGTAGGATTCAAGCCCTGGAAACACTACATCCGGATTAATAAATCCAATGTGATCCGGGTGATTAAAAGGATCCTCAGTTATCCTGAGAACTTTGATTTTATAAGACAGGGAGGTCGGGATTTTGTGATGGAAAATCACAGCGCCAGGAACAGGGTTGCGGAACTCGAGGAGTTGATGGAGAGGATCCAATGAGTTATGACGGTCTGCTAATAAACACTTGCACGATCAAGAGGAGAGACTTCGATAAGTGGGGAGACGTTTCGTCAACAACTCTGGTCCCGAATCAAAAATGTCGATTTATGAGGATCATAAAATTAATCCGGGATTTCAAAGGAGAGGAAAAAATCAGCGTCGGTAAATTTTTCTTTAAAAGAAATGCGGTCCTCGAGCATCAGGATCTCATTCTTTTCGATGGGATCGACTATGCAATATTAAAAATAAACAAACCTCAGAACTCGATCACTCATCATCATACGGAGGTCTGGGTAGATTAAATGGCTGAACAAACTGGGCTGACTATGGATTTCACGAACTTTGATGCCGGGTTCAAGGATCTCATCAATAACGTGATCCCTGGCCATGCACAGAAAGGACTATTCCAGGCCGGAGCCTTGATTATAAAGTATGCGATCACAGAGGAGCCAAGAGCGCCTCATTTAACCGGGCATCTCTGGAGGAGTCAAAAGATAGAGGTCATCAAGGAGTCTGGTTATATAGGAGTGGCAGTTGGATTTAACACAAGCTATGCAGCCAAGCTCCATGAGGCTCCCTCGAATTGGAACTGGACCATGCAGGGGTCCGGACCAAAATATCTTGAGACTCCTATGTCGGTTCATAGAAATGATGCCATGAAAAAATGCGCTGATTATATTCTGTCTCAAGGGAGGAGGGTCTAATGTCTCTCCTCAAACACATCGCTCAATGGATCGAGGATAATTCAGCTTGGCAGATCGGGAAGGATCTCTTTGTCGGGCATCTTCCATTGGAGCTAGTAGGTGGAGGAAAGCCTCCGGATAGATGTGTTGTCTTGCTTCAGAATACTCCAGGCGCTGTGGTCGGAGATCTTCCTGATCGAGTTGATAAGCCTATCCAGGTTTGGAATCGAGCAGAGAATTATAGTGATGCCGAAGATGATGCGATTGGGATCTTCGATCTTATTCATGGGACCGCCGGATGGAACCTCCCGACCTGGCCGGCTGAACTCACAGAATATCTGGCTATGGTCATTGATGCGGTGGGATCCCCGGCGCCCATCGAAAATCCTGGAGAGAAAGGCTTGTTTGTTTTTTCAACAAATTATATATGGAGGATTGAAAAAGACTCCTGCTAATTTAAATCCTTTAAAGGAGGAAAGCGATGCCAAAATGGCCATTCGGAGACATCGGACCTTGCGAAGTGACCTGGGATTTTGCTGGAACCCCGATCATACTCGCTCCTTATCTTGGAACCGTTTCTCTCAGAGCCACAGATAGTGTTGAAGATGTCCAGGAGGAAGGATGGGGCAATACCCCAGTCGATGCTGTTTATTCTGGAACCGTCTGCGATCTTGATGTTCCGCTCACCAGACAAGAATATGCCAATCTAAAGGATTGGCTGCCCGGAGTTACATATCAGTCTGGCGCTTTGACCTATTCTCCAAAAGCCGGATGCGATATGTATGAGAATGCAGTAGAGATGATGATTAAACCCCTCTGCGATAATGTCCCAGACCCAGATCAGTTGAGTTGGATCCACATTTTCAAGGCGCATCCCTGGAGAGAGACAGAACTCACTTTTGACAGAGCAGCTCAAAGAGTGATGATG